CTTCTTCGCGGCTGGCTTGCCGCAATGGCAGCGCTCGCCTTCGCAAGTCGCGCTCACAAAGGGCTCCATCAGTCCTCCCCCCAATAGCTCATGTCGGCGTCGGCGCAGTCCTCGGGTGTCTCGGTCATGGGGCCGCGTTCTTCCTCGAAGTAGCTCGGCGCTATTTCGTCGGCGTAGTCCGCGATGCTGCTGCCATCGTCGAATGTCTCGCCCGCGCGCTCGATCATCCGCGCCTTGAAGCGGCGGCAAAACTCGTCGTGTTCGACCAGCTTCTCAGAGGGAGTCATTGATATAACTTTCGCACGAGAGCGCAGAGGTAGATCAGGCCACCAATTCCCCCGACGAACGAAACGATTGCGATGATGTTGGGCATGGGATCGTAGGTCATTCAGGCTTTCTCCGGTGTCTGTGTGGTGGCGCGGGCTTTGAGAGCGGCGGCACAGAGAGCGAGGGCTGGCGCGCATTTGTCGGCATGGACTTGGCGGGCAATTCCGCGCACGTTCGCATCGCTGTCAGGCGACCATAGCTCGGCCTTCCAGCGCCAGTTGTGAGAGCCGCTTGCGTTGCGTTCGGAGAGGCCCTGTAGAAACCATCCTTCCGGCACCAGCGTCATTGCTGCGTCGAGTGAATAGACGAAGCCGGTTTCCTGCTCACCGCTGTCGATACCGGTGGCGTGGCAGATATCGCAGTGGAGGTTGATTAGCTCCAGCGTGTCGTCGCCCGTCGCCTTCTCGCACCGCTCTGCAAGCTCCAGTAGTTCAGTCTCTGTGGTCATGCTGTCAGCCATTCAGCTTCGATTGATGCGAGGATCGCGCGGCCGATAAGCTCGGGGATTTGCGGGACTACCGCGTTTCCGGTGCCCCTAACTCGGTCCATCCGATTGGGAACCCCATCTGCCACTCCCGGTGGTTCGGACTGATCCGCCCACTCTGATACGTTCCACGGCGCAACGCGGCTTTGCGCGAATTGCTGCCTCCAGCATTCGACGAACCGCTCGCACGAGGCGTCGGGTAAAACGGCCGCGATCCAAACTCTGTCTCGGATATGGGGGGCGCCAACGTCGGCAGCCTGTATGCAATGCCAGCCAGCATCATACCCGAGCGAGGCCAGGTCCCCGAGAACTTTGCCAAACCATCCTCCGGGTTGTCCGCTTGGGCCAGCAAGCAGCTCTGGAACATTTTCCACGAGCGTGAAGGCAGGTCGAACTTCGCCAATAATTCGGGCGAACTCGGACCATAGGCCACTGCGGTCAGCCTCGATACCAGCGCGGCGTCCGGCTTCGCTGAGGTCTTGACACGGAAAACCTCCGCATATGACATCGACGGCAATTCCATCGGCAGCGAGCTTTGCGGCGGTGAGTGTTCGGACATCATCGTAGATCGGAACTCCGGGCCAGTGCTTCGCAAGGACGCGCTGCGCGAACGGCTCGATCTCGCAGAACGCAACGGTGCGAAAACCGCCCGTTCGCTCCAGGCCCAAGTCAAAGCCGCCTATACCTGCGAAGAGGCTGAGGACGCGCAAGGTCATACCGCCCGCCCAAGCAAAGGATCACCCTGAACAGGTTCGGCCATGTGAATATCCACCGACACCTCATTGCACCTCTTGCAAAAGCCGGTATCGTCCACCTCGTTGTCACAATATGGACAGAGGACTTCGCATTCGCCTTCACCATTGCAGGCATGGCAGGGTACTTCTGTGAACGGGCAATATGAGTTGCGGTCCACATCGGTTAGGGTTCCCATTCCGCCGCATTCGGGACACTGGTCGATCATTGGGCGTCCCCGCTTTCAGCGGTCGCGCTGTCGTCCTTCGGATCAAGCCGCTTCGCGTCTTGCCGCTTGCGCGCTTCCATCGCTGACGCTTCTCTCAGCGGTGCGCATCGAGGGCAGCGCGGGTCTAGGAAGGTGTGCGTCACGCCGCCACCTTCGGCACGCGAACGGCGCGGATCAGGCGAACCTTGGCGAGCCCCATGAAGCCTGCGCCGCCCTCGTAAGAACGCTCCGCCATTCCATCGGCAACGGCGTGTTCGAACAACCACAACTCGTAGTCGTCTAGCGAGCCGACGAATAAGCCCTCGATGCGCTCAAGGTCGGTCACAGGACACCCGCCGCAATCAGCCACCCACACCCAACAACAACCGTTCCCGCAAGATACCAGCCAAGCGCTCTAGCCATTCTGATGAACGGAGGGGCGGCGCACATTTTTGCGCGAAGGTATTCGATCGGATCGACCGGGATCGGCAGATACGCTTCGGGTGTCGTCCATTCCGCAAGCGGTCTGTAGATCGCCTCCAGATGGCGCGGTTCGATGTGCGGGCGAGCGCCGTGAATGGTCATGCGACGAGCTTTCGAAGCGATGAGTTTTTCTCAATTGGTCCGGCAAAACCGGCCTCGACGAGCAGATCAAACACCGCCCACCCCGCACGCGTCAGGCGGTAATAGTCCGTCAGCTTGTGCGGATATGGGCTCTTCGCGAATGGAGGTTGGTGCCGATGCTCGACCAAACCGCGGCGCTGCAAAGCGTGTGTCGCCTGAACGAAATAGTCCGCGACACCGACTTGCCTCTCGCCCAACGTGCGGTCGCAATGAGCAATTGAGGCGAGTGTCGAAATGTGCGTTTTGCGCAGCGTCAGCACGAACGAGTGGTCTGTGACGTGAGCGCGCAGCATTGGGTTCGGCGCTTCGCCGTTGTCGTTCACGCGCGAGGGATGGTCACCGGACGGCCGAGACAACGAAGATTGGCTCGGTTCATGACCAGCCCGGTCCGAAGGACGCGCCCTAACTTTGTCGGCCATCTGCTCACTCCGATCTATTCGGTTAGTGAGCGAGATATAGTTGGACGTATCCTACCTTGTCAACGGCGTTCCGTTAAAAAAGTTGGCTATATCCTACCTGTCCAGCAAATAGCGTGATTTCGCGGGCATTATGAAGATGATTCGAGTTGCCCACTCGACGTCGACATTCTCCATATCCGGAGCGTTGAGCGATCGGAGCGTGAATTTCTCCGGCTCGGATCCTAGAACAAGCTGCTTGATATAGGTCTCGCCACTAACGAGACGGACGGCGCAATCTTCGCCGATACATTCCTCGAGAACGCCATCGTGATCACGTTGAATGTATACAATGTCACCGTCTTTGTATTTGGGTAGCATCGAAGAGCCGTCGACCATGAGGGCGACGAGTTTTCCTGAGATACCTGGCGGTCTTAAAACCGTCTGGTCAGGATCGATATTCTCTCCAATGTCCATCCACGCCACACTTCCGCCGGCGCCAATCTTCCCGGCTATGGCAACCCTCGGCCTTAACAAAAGTTCATCTATATCAACTTCCAACGCAGAGGCTAGGCGTATTAACGTCCCGAAGCGAACGTCGTTTGTTTTCGTAAGCAAATCCTTAACGAGCGTTTTCGATTCCCCGACCTTCTGAGACAGGGTTGTCGGCTTGACCTGCTTGCGGTCCATAATCCGCCGCAAATTCTCGCGAATTGTGTGAATATCGAGCTCGTCAGCCATAGGCGGAATTATCCTTCCTCGCCGTGCCAGTAGGAAGGGCGGATCGGTCTTACTTTCTGCCGCTTGACAGGTAGGAATAGTCCAACCTATAACCATAGGCCATGCCTACTCTGCTCGATGAAATCCGGCTCTTTTGCGAGGTGCACTCGATGGCGCCGACGACGTTCGGCGACAAGGCGCTGAACGACAAGCCGTTCGTAACGCAGCTAGAAAACGGTCGCCGCGTCTGGCCGGAAACCGAGGCGAAGGTTCGCCGCTTCATGGCAACCTATCGCCCCGATACCGAGCAGCAGGACGCGGCATGATTTCGCCGGCGCGCACCCTGTCGCCGACGATGGGCGGGCGCTTAGTCAACGCCCCCGACACGAGCGTCCGCCCGCGTAACCTCAAGGTCTGCTGAAAATGGATAAGGGGGACATCCTTATCGCCGCCATTTGGACGCTCGCAGTTATCGGCGTTGCCGTCGTTTATTGGCTGCTCGCAGACGCCGACGAATGGTGCAGGGTGATCCGTGCAGCGAAGGCTTCCGACGAATGGCCGCGGTCGCTCCGCGGCGATTTGCCGAACATCCCGAATGAAGCCGACGTGTCCCATAATGAGACAGGTTATACGGGATGACCACTCCGTTAATCCACGGCTTGCCACGACGCCTGTCCGCTTCGGATATGCTCGACGCGCTCGCTAACGACCTCTCTGAGATACGCCGTGAAGACAAGCTCATGTGGAGCGAGGTCGGGCATGTCCTCGGTCGCAGCGAAGACCAGGCCGCGAAATATGCCGACGGCTCCGCAACAATGGACTGGATCTCATACAAGCGCGGCGAGGTCACTTGGGGATCTCGCTTCACTGGATCGGTCGACCGGCTGATTGAAAAGTCGAAGCAACCAGTCTCCTGCAATCAGACGCAGCATCGCATTTTGGCCGCGGCCATCGCGATCGAGGAATCTCGCGAAGACGGGCA